GGTAAGCCCGGAGTCCTCGTCCTCAGTGTAGATAAACGCATGATACTGGTCGGACGGTCGCTCGCCGAAGGCGGCTTTCTCCGCCTTGATAACTACGTCGTCGATTATCCAGACATCCGCGAGGATGCCCTCGTCAAGCTCATCGTCGCTTACTTCGACTCCGACGGATTGAAGCGTATGCGCCGAGACGAACATCAGCCCTCGGTATACTTCATACCGGCGAGCCTGCCTGTTGGCGAGGTTTGAGGTCTTGGCAATGTCATGTAGATCAGCCTCGTATGCCTTAGCCGCGTAGTTCCCGTCGGCGTGATCTTTCAAGTATTCCTTAATTATCTTGGCCTCGAAGTCAGGCCGCTTGGCAAGGGCACGGAAGTCGTGGCGGAGGAAGATAATCCTCTCGAAGAATGCGTCCTGGTCGGTCCAGGCTCTGGCCGAAAGATCAGGGTAGGCGTCCCAGATACGAACGTACTCAGGGTATGGCCGGCGAAGAGTTTTCGTTTTCGCAACATACTGGCCCATCTCGTCAGCGGTCCACACGCGCTCGGCCTGTGTCCTGACCATAGGGCTGCGGGCGATGCCGAAACCGTAGAGGTACCCACTGCGAACTACCTTTTTGCAGAGTTGCGGATAATCAATCCCTGGATCGGCCAACTGGTCGGCGATCTCGGTCTCCATCTTCTCCTTGCGTTTCTCGGCGAAAGTTCGGACTTCCCGCTCAATGGCATCGCTTGTAATCGGCGCAGCCGGTCGTTGCTCCTCCTGGGCGAGCATGAGTTCCTGCTGCTGAAGAGAATTAATTATTCCTTGCAGAGCGGCCTGCGGAATAGACGGAGACGGGGAGACTGAAAGCCCCCAGTTCTTGTCCTGCGACGGGAACATCATCTCCATCATCTTCGCCACGCCGCCCTTAACCTTGATGCGGGTATCTTCAGGATACACATGCGACCGCTCATCCGGGATGCGGGCGAGAACGTCAGGGTCGTATTTCCGCAGGTACTGCCTGAGGTTTTTCATCCACTGGACTTCGAGCAGGACCCGGTCCTTGACATGCTGGTCAAGTTTCCCCTTGACATGCGCTCCGAGCTTCTTCAGTTCTTCGTAATTTGTGAGCATTTTTAATATCCCTCCCGCTGGGCGGGCCTGTAGTGGGTTCTTGGGTTGAAGGGTCCTGCGCTTGAGGTAACTCTCATGTGGTCGGCAGGGTCGTACTTGCCTGACAATAAATATAAGTCGCCATATTGGCCTGCTTCTGCGATATGGCTCCAGTTGTTCTTCTCTGGGCTATCGGAAAACTCTCCGGACAGCTTCTTCTTAGGGTATCTGTACTTGCTTCTGAGCGCCTCTATATACGTCTTGCAGGATGGGTCGATTATCATCAGCGGTTCCCCTTCCGGGTACTGGCTCAACATGTGCTCAGTTGCCTCAATCCTAACCTTCGGGTCGTTGGTGGCTGCGCCCTTCACAATCGCGCCATCCTCGTCGTAGTCGTCCTTCAGTACCTTGAACGCAGAGGACTCATCCGAATCTGCTCTGCGCTTGCCGGCAGGATCGCCGATGAATATGAGGGGGTTATTCGGAAAGAAGTTTTTGATGATGGGGCGTAGGCGCAACTTGCTGAACCGCTTCATGCCCATGTCGAACTCAACAGCTTCTCGCAGAACCTTCACTCTGCCGTCAAGCGTCATCTGTTTGAATGTGGCTGCAGGAGTAAGTCCGCAGTCGAAAGAGATTATGACGGGGAGTTCTGGGTCCGCTTTAAGCGGAACTTTGGACACATGCTTGTCCTGGTTGAACGTCCTGGAATACACTGGTTTTCCAGACATAGACGGAGAATATTTCCCATGAATGTAAGTATCTACCCACGCGGTTGTTTGACCTTTTGCAAGGTCAGTGTAATACTGGGGGTGCAGATGGTCAGTATTCTCAGCGTCCAGCTCGACGCCTGACGGCTGCTTGAACGTGTCGCACTCCACTATGCTGTTCTCGTTGCCCTCTTCCTGCGGAAGATGCTCCATAAGTTTGAAAGCGTCACTGTCTATCTCAGGCGGGTTGGTATCCATGATGAGGCCATACCATACATTAGGGACCTCTGTTGGGTTAGGATACCTTCTGAGCCTGCCCTTTATATCCGCGAAGATTGGCACAGGTAACTCTCTAAACTCGTTAACAAACGCGCCGGTAAGCTCCAACGAGAGAATGCGCCCCTTGTCTTCTTGGGTATCCAGTGGGAGAAACAATATCTTGGCGTCGACATCTCCGAACTTCAAATGGAACGTCATCTTTGTCTCTTGCCATTTCCCGAAATTCCTCATCCAGAACAGCCAAGTGTCGAGTGTTGTAGTATATAACTGTTTGTTAGTATTACGAATAACCGCCCATTTTGATGACCTTAGCAGTGTCTCTTTCCCGTACACATTCAGTCCAGGGTTCCACGGAGGCATCTCCACACACCGACGGAATATCTCGACGCAACATCCTGCGGACTTACCGCTCCCGATAGGTCCCATAATTGCGCGATGGAACGCATTCGACCGCATAAACTTGGCCACCGTGGGCGGCGCAGTATACTTCAGGTTTATTGGCGGTAAGATATTTCCTACGTCGTATTTACTCATCAAGTATAAAAAGGATACCAAGTAACGTTGAACTTACTAACTCCCTTCTTTGCAACATGTATATCTATTATACAGAATCCTACGTGCGCCGCTAGTCTTTTCCCACGCATCCACGAAGTCTGGCTCTGCAGGCAGCCGGCGGAGACGCAATAAACGTTCCTTTCGAAGATGTTGACGTACTTGTGAACGTGTCCTGTTATCAGGACGTTCGGCTTCTCGCCGCCAGTGAAGGACTCTAATATCTTTTGAAGTCGGTAACTTAAGGCATAACTCGAAGAATCTTCACCGTGCCACAACTTCAGTACCGCTCTCCCATCAAGAGAGATATCCCCCTCGTCGTGGCCGAGGAAATGAAAGTTTTCGAGGGCTGCTTCAATGTCTTTTACTATCAGTGCTCCGTTCGATTTCAAGAACCATCGGTCGTGATTCCCATCTATGGCGTAAATGTCGGTATCGGTCCACTGGGCGAAGCAGTCAATCGCTTCATGTTTCTGGGCGTCGTAGCCGAGAAAGTCAAGCTCATAAATTTGCCCTGGCCTGTGACTCATGCCCTCGGTCACATCCCCGGAGTGAGTGATAAAGTCAACTTTCTCTTTCCTGAACTCGTCGAAGGCTTGCATCAGCCTCGCCCTGGAGGAGCACATATGGCCTATGTGTGTATCCGTGATACAGCCGATCCTGATGTGTGTTCCTGAAAAGGACACAACTGGTACTTGGCCGGCGCCGGGGACGAGCCTGCCGCCTTTAGCGATCGCCTGTAACTCAGGATCGGAGAACCTTGTTGCTATCTCCTCCAGCCAGTGAGAGCGTTCTGGGATGGTTATTCCTTTCTCCTGTTTCGCCATCCGTGCATATCGATTGAAAGTTTCGTCCGATATTCCTAAGTCTTTCTTAGCTTTCTCGGGTCCATGCTCGGCTGCGTATTCGACTACCTGTGTTGCTCTGGCTATCGCTTTTTGGGCCATTTGTCACCCCTCTTGGAAGAACAACTCCGCGAACTGCTGTAACTCCTTGCTACCTGTGAAGGTGCGCGTGTGCCCTGCGCCGGGAAAGGTAACAAAGTATTTCTCTGACGACCTTGCTTTCTCAATCAGTCCCCGAGCTTGCTCGACTGAGGTGATGTCGTCATCTTCGCCAGCGAAAACGAAGACGGGACAGACAATATTGCTGAGGTTGACAACGGTACCATCAACGCTCCATGTTCCGGCATACAATCTGTTACCGCAGAAATGGTTCTCAAGAGCGTCCAGGAACCACACTCCGGCCAAGTCGTTGGGGCTGTCGTACCAGCCATTCTGTTTCTCCCATTTGTCGATCTCTTTGCCTCGCCCGTTGACGATGTGGGAAAGGAGGTCCAGGTACCTGCCGAAGAAAATCTGTTCTGGAGCCATCGCCGCGAACGCAAGCCACTGGGCCATACCGGGCTGAACGCCGTTGTTCAACCCGACGATCAGCCTGTGAGCTGGCAATGAGATGGTCTTGCAGTACTCCTCGATCCGATTCTTGCTGCCGGAATGGGTGTTTATCGGCGCGGCGAAGACGGCGAGGCGGGCAACTGCATCAGAATGCAGGGCAGTGAACATTGAAGCAAGCCATCCACCCTGGCAACAACCGATAAGATCGACTTGCTGCTCTCCAGTTTCGCCATAAATCATATCGCAGCACTCGCCAAGGATACTGATAAGCCCGGCAATACTAAGTTTTTTCGTTTCTTGGGTGGCGGACTTCAGCTCATACCCATAAGTCGGTCGTCCTGCGGCAACGCACTTGTCAATGAGGTTCTGTGTTACCGTGCCGTCTCGACCGGCGAACGGCGGGATGATGAAACACGGGGTACCTCGGCCTTCGCCAAACCGGTTCAGAACGAAGTATTCATCCTCAAATATCGTAGTATTACCTTGGTATTCTTGTCTCATAACACTCCCCACGCATTGTCGTAATATTCATTCCAGGTAGCCCTGTGCGGCTTACCTGGGCGCCATGCGGCGATGTATCGTGCCCACGACTCGTCAAATTCTCCCGAGCAGCATAACGCTCCTGGCAGAGTGTAGAGAAGAAGCCGGGCAAAGACAGTAGCGAGAGCGTCGTTGTGCTCAATCGCTGTGTGGCAGGCCTCTGGCGAATGATCTTTGTACTGCAGCCGGTCGAGAACACTGTGGACTATTTTCGTCGAAGGGTGCGCCAGCACCCCCTTAACTCCGCCACCGCGTTCAAATTGGAAAAACCCTCTGGCTGGCCCTCCGTGATATTGAGCTCTGGCGCGGAACCGGTCCCCCTCCTGCTGGCCGATGGCGAGAAGCATAGCTCTGGCTGGCAGCGAGTCGAACCCTGGTGGTAAGAGCGCGAGCCCTGGATTGATCACTATTCTAAGTGCGTCTTCGAGAGTCATCCTCAGCCTCCTCAACAATTTTCAGACGCCGTCGATACGCCCGCGCCTCGATCGCCGCGTCGTTTCCTGTCGGGATTATTACCCCGGCGGCGTCTCTGACTTGGGCCTTTGCTGCACAGTCAAGTAGCTTCTGGATCTGCTCTACCGTAGACATCCGCTACTCCTTTCTGGCAATATCCAGTAGCCTGGACATTACCTCTGAGTGTCGTTTCTCGCTGCGTTCGTCGTTGTCGGATATAAGTTTTTTTATGTCGATGAACTGCCGGTCTCCGGCGGAGAACTGCAACGCACTATTCTCCTTCATCTCCTGCCGTCGTTCAGTGCACCTTTCGTTTGTTACAAACTTGCCGCTCTTCAAATCCTCGACATCTCGCTGAACCTTGCCGATCCACATCGCTCCACCAAGTAGGGCGACAATGATGGCCCACCAGTCTTTGACCCAGTCCATCGTCCTACTCCTCACGGAAGGTATTGATCGAGTTTTTGCCTGCCCAGAAGTGCGGTGCGCCGAAGTCTCGGACAGCTTCGTAGTAATGCAGGGCCATTCGCCGCCTGATGGCTCGTGTCAGCCAGTTCGAGGGCGCCACCTCCACTACCCTGAGCATGTTGTTCAAAAACACTCGGTCAGCTTCTTCCCGGCTTGCTTCATCTGCTTTACCGGCCCAGTACATCCAGTCGTGGATATCACAGGGTGAAGTGATTGACACCCCAAGCAAAGTGTTCGGGACAAGCTGGCCCTTCCATCCTGATGTACCACAGCCGTTGACAATCTTCCGTCTCGTTTCTTCCGGTGTGATCCAGTATTCTTCAGGTGCGTACAATTTGGTCATCACTTACCTCCCTTAGAGGATATTTTGCCAGCAAGGGCGCTGATGGTGTCACCAAACAACACTGAGCTAAGGGCGCCAGCGACATACATGAAATTATCAGAGACAGCCACCATCTCGCCGAGTTTTAAACTTATCCCTGCCCAAGTCAAAGCCATGATGCAAAGAATCGCGCTTGCGGTTATCCTGTGAATTTGCATGGTGTCACTCCTTGTTGCACGCCCAGTTCAACTCGCCTTCAGCCGTTACCCCGTCCGAGTGTAGATGAGGGCATATGTCCCGGCCTACGCTACAGGGTGCCTTGTCGCAGTGATGCTTGGGGCTGTGCCACACCGAGCCGTCCGGTTGTCGTTCTTGTTCGAGCTTTATCTTTTTCATTGCGTTAACCTCCGCAGACCGACACGCTTTCGGTAATGCAAATTGACTCGCTATCTGGCCCGCAAGTTACTTCGTACGGATTTGGCACCCAATCTCCAGTCCTCGATGGGCCATACACTGGCGGCGGAACATAGAGAGGCGGCGGAACATAGAGAGGTTGAGGCACAAACGGTGCAAGTTTTTTTAGGTAATCCTCAATACTTTCCTTGCTCTCAAATAACTTACCAAGCTGCTGATGCAACTCTTTCGCAGATTCATAACTAATGGCAAGTTTATTCCCGTCGACCTCGATATTTATTTTCTGCTCAACTTTGACCATTTTTATCTCCTGTACCCCCGTTTAAACGACGTTTTTAATTTCTCCGATCCGCCGCCAGACACACCGATAAACATTGCCCTGGCTACATCTGTTCCGACATTTTTAGCGGTATCATTCTTTTGCCGGGGCTTCCGGTACTGGCGCGAGCGCGGTGTCACCCGAGTAAGTATCTTGCTGATTCTCGACGTTTTCGACACTTCCAGTACCATTGGAACTGGACTGTGTAGAGTCTTGGGTATAAACAAGATGCTCGATACTTGAAGTTGTGTCGAACGTCCCTGTAAGCGAGCTCTGGTTATCGGCTGTCAACTTGTTGCCGATTCCGCTCAACTGATTGTTATCCCCAGTAATGATGAACCCGCCATTGCTGTCGCCGTTGGTGGGAGCCAAACGCCATAGCCGAGCCACATCCACTCCGAGCGTGGCGTAAGGAAGGAAGGCATGAAGTACGTCGGAAGTCGTCTCAGGTTTGA